AAAAATTATAGGAGATAACACGATATTACATCTTACAGTGGCTAAGAACCAGTGTGCTAAAGATACTACGGTGAGTACAAATTCTATAAATACTGCTAAATTTTGGCAGCCAAAGAGTTTGGTCAAACCCGTAATCCAGGCAACGGTAGATAACCTCTGCAAGATTCCGATGGTAGTCGGAAACAATTCCCCTCCCTGTGGTAGTTCACCACAGACAAAAAAAGAACTCGTTTCCTCCTTGGAGATGATTGTGAAACTCTGTACGGGTCTTGGTTATAAACACCAAGATAATTACGACCGTACAACGACGTTAGCTCATTGGCAACTATGCTCAGATGAGTGCGACTGGATTAAGTTTCTAAAGTATAAATTCAATGCTTTTGCAGCATATTATTATGGTAATGAATTACCCCCACAACCTTTTAACGTTTCGGATCTCCCCCAACATATAGTCGGAGGTTCTTTAGGACGTTTTATACACTATTATATGATCCGTAAACCGGGCGAGTTATTAAATGCTCGGCAATACGAATTTGTTACTAGTATATTACAAATTAAAAAGGGTTTGGAGAAACCTGACGCTTTATACTGTAAGTCTTCGTTAGAGAAGACGCGTCAAGGTTTGGTCAGCACTCACAAGTTGATCGTAAATAATTATTTTGATAGATCCCAACTTGGTGATATTGTAGATAGGCGATGTAAAGAGATGTTCGGAGGAAATAAAATTTCTCAAGAAGATTTTGATCGTGCTTTTACACCTTCAGTCCACGCGACTTATACTAATACTCGAAAGAGTCTCGGTACATATCGTATGTTATTTGACTTAGGAATCATTAAAGATTTTTATGAGGATTATCGTGATATGTTTGCAGATGTGTTTTATATTGATCGTGAAGAGAGGAGAGAGGAGAAATCGCGAGTTTTAATACACGATTATATCTTAGAGGTTTTATATACCAATTATAAAGATGTTTTCGCCCTCGTGATGGAACTGGCAATGTGTGAAGAAGCAAATGTTACTTTAATAGCATTAGCTGAGGCACTTAAGGTACGGACTATTTTAAAAGGTCCAGCCCTCACGTACTTCATACTAAAACCAGTGCAGAAGTTCTTGTTCCGTATTATGAGAAAGTTTCCATGCATTCTTGCTGGTAGAGATATATCTGAAGATATTTTAAATGATATGTTTGCGGGTAAAAAGGCCCCAGACCAATTTTTCTTTTCTTTAGATTATACCTCTGCCACGGATATGTTAGATCCTTGGTTATCTTCTCGTATTGTGGACGGTATTTGTGATGCTGTGGAAATGCCTCCAAACATTAGAATTCTATTCCATAAAGCCTTAACGGGCCATAAAATTGATGGAGTAGAGCAGAAATGGGGACAGTTGATGGGTTCTATTGTATCGTTTATTGTGCTGAATGTTGCGAATGGTATTATTATGATTGAATCTTTACAGATTTGTGATAATAAGAAACTGTTCTTTCGTTCAGTACCTATGTTAGTAAACGGCGACGATGGATTAGTGTGTGCTAAAGGAGATTATTTGGACATTTGGAAAAATATGGCAGGATCTGTTGGTTTACTCCCCTCACAGGGAAAAACTTATAAACATACAGAGATGGCTAATATGAATTCGACTTGTTACATTTACCGTGAAGAATATTTCACTCATATACCCTATTTAAATTTTGGGCTTATTGTGGGAAATAAACGTAGCGGTGGTAAAGTCTCCAAGTTCGATATCTTTTCTCCTGTAAAGGAGTTTGGAAAAGAACTTAGTAATTCTACACTAGGGGCGAGACATAGACAATTAATTAAGTCTTGTCCTCCTCATCTTGTGATGTTCGCTCATGAGTATTTCTTAGAAAAAAATAAAGAAATACTCGAGTCCGTTCATAACATTCCATGGTATATACCGGAAGGGTTAGGTGGAGTGGGATTGGAGCCATTGTATTCTCGTGAATGGCCGGAGGATGGTTATGTAGAACTTTGTGTTCGAAAATACCTTTATACTTCGAGAGGTCACAAATGTGGCCCTTCCAATAAGGAAGTTCAAATAGCTAGAGAGCTTATCCTATTAAAACAGGGTAAAAAATCAAAACTAACTATTCGTCCTTCTCAGGTACCTGCTTTACAACCAGTCCAAGCACGTTCTCTCTGGTCATCCGCACTTAAAAATTATTGTGGGATGATTGCTAGTGATGCAATGACTGCAGACGAAAGTTCATTTTTAGACGTTCTCTGCTTTTATATGTGTCCCTCTGCCGTTATGCAAGAAATAGATGAGCTTACTCAATTATCTGTTCTTCGTCGTAATGAGCGAGTTTGGGGATCGACACTTAGGAATTTTGTGGAAGTTGTTGACTGTGAAAACGGTGATCAGTTTCTGTAATGTGTGTGTCGTGTTCACACGATGTGATTTGATTAATTTCTTGGGTGAAACGTAGTGTTTCATTCAGAGCTTGACTCTGACACCCACTATCATATTAGTGTGTATAGTCTTTACCTGCCGGACTTTAAATGGCAGGTTCCGTCTCTGTTCGACGTTAAATGTCAGCGGTATCTAACGACCGACAGGTGATCCACAACACTAAATGTGGCGTATTGGTTCTTCGTTCTCTGCAATAGCTTTTATACGCTATTCTAGGGGATAATAGAAGGTGAT